CAAAGAAGAGTAAAACGAGAAAATATGGCTAGTAGAATAAAAATTGGTAAAACTGTAAAAGTAAAGGGCAGGAGTTACAAGATTTCAAAAGGTACAGCAAAAGGAAAGAAGTATAAAGCGACCCCAACGGACGGGAAAAGCGGTACAGTACAATTTGGAGCAAAAGGATATAAAGCAGCGCCAGGAACGAAAAGGGGTGATAATTATTGCGCTCGTTCAAGTGGAATAAAGAGTTCTAAACGTGGTGCGGGTGCTAATGACTTTGCCAGAAAACTTTGGAACTGTGAGGGGAAAAAGTCAAGAAAGAAATAAAAAAGGAAACTAATTTTATATAAAATTAAATTTTAAAGATTATGAGTTTATGTTCAACAGGGTGCTGCTCAACAGGTGCATCCACTCCACCAGTTTCTTATGATTCATGCGCGGAGGAAACAAGAGAAAGCACGATTCAGCAGTTTATTCTGTTTAAATGTGATGCGGAATTTACAGACATTTCAGATAATGCCGAATGGCAAACAAAAATCACAGCTGGGGACATTTCTTTGTCACCGATTGGAAATTTGGTTGTAGGTGCACCAACTGAGTCAGTACACACAGTAAGTTACAAAAAGAAAAAAGTAGTCGGTAGTGAAACGACTATTGAATTTAAAACTATTTTTACGGCTGACGATGGTAGTGACTTTACGTACTTCGACACGTTAAATAAAAATAGTTCAGGAATGCGGTTAGCTTGGAAGGATGCAAGCGGTTTTTGGTATTTCAATAACGCAGTAACAACAGCGATTAAGGCTTCAAGTTATGACCTAACGGCAGCGACGGGAATTGGAGAAAGTCCAGGTATGAGTTTTTCAGTTACTCAAACACCACACACAGTTGACGCAACTGGTTCGGCAGAATGGACTATGACTTTTGCAATTACTGAAGAAGGTGTTAGACAAGGGGTTTTATTGCCTGGTGTTAGTGTTGGATGTTAAAATATAAGTTATTAAATGGGAGTAATTGAATTTATAAATAATAATCCTACCTTTTTTGATGGCGTACTTGGTTCGACTGAGTACGCCTCAATCTCGTATGAGCAAATAATCACACATACGCGAAGGGTAGATTCTGATTTAATTGACAGACAACGACCGAATGAGTCGCAAGATGTAAAAGAATATCGTCAGCAAAATGTTAGGCGGTTTTCAAATGATATTTTGACAAAGTTGTTTAGTTATATTGGAAAAAGTTTAGAAGAATCTAGTATCCACATACAAGACTCATCTAAAGTATTGATAGATTGGAACGACAACAAACCGTTTACCTTAATGGGGGCGCAAGTTGGCGTTTTTGATTATTATTATAGATACATTATTAAAAGAGGAATGGAACGCGCAAACGATGCCGTTTTGTCTTTCCCTTTTAACTCAGAGGATGCAAGTTTGCCGCCTTCTCAGTTGAGTGCAAATAGAGTTGTTGGTATTAAGCCAATTGTTGTACCTTTTGAAAGTTTTAAGCATATTCCAACAGCAGAATACAATGTTTTTGCGTGGATTGGTGGTTCTATGACTATGAAAAAAGGCGGTGATTTAGATTGGTATTTTTTAGTTGATGAACAATACTATTATACTTATGTCCCTACCAATACTTTTGTTGATAAACAGCGAGTTTATGAGTTGGAAGTTTGGTATTTTCACGATACGGGTACAACAAAAGACGGGATAAACACCAATGTTTTGCCTGTTGTTTTTATGGCTGGTGAACTAACTTCTACACCTGAAGGTGATGAACAATACAATGAAAGTTTTATACGTGGTGCGTGTGAATATTTTGATGAATTTGCGGTAAGGTTTTCGGATAATCAAGTAGTAAATACTAGGTTTTCGCATCCCGTAAAAATTGTGAATGGTGATATAGGTTGTAAAACTTGTAAAGCAAAAGGACAGATTGCAAAAGAGGAAATGATTGACGGTGTTAAACAGTTGACGTATTCAACTTGTAATAGTTGCAACGGCTCAGGGCGTTCCAATGACTCACCAGCTGGAACGGTCTACGCTGAAAATAAAGGCATTGAGGGAACGAATAACCGACCATTAATAGAGTACTTAGCGGCTGATTCCAACTTATTGAAACTAAACAAGGAAGATACTTTTTCATTCCTTAAAATGGGTGCAAATGCGCTCGGTGTTGACTTGTTAATCAATACAAGTGAAAGCGGTGAAGCTATGAAAATGAGAATGCGACCGACCGCCTTTTTTATGGAAAATATCACAAAGGGTTTTCTTGGTCAAGTTATGCAAAGCCAATTGTTTTTCACTGAATGCCTTTTGCAAAGCAATCGAGGATTAAGACAAGTCCCTCATATTACATTGCCAAAAAGCTATGAACTTGAAACAATAGAGGACAAACTTGAGAAAGTAAATACTACTTTCTCAGCTGACAAATACAACGCAATGACTGAGGTGATTGAAAGCAAGTACAAAGGCAATACAAGGAAAATAAAAATAGAAAATTTAAAACTAGCTTATTCCCCTTTGTGGATTTTGTCACAGGAGGAAATAACAGAACGGATGGCATTGGGAATCTACAACAGAAACGACATAATAAAAAGAGATTATAGTAGTATAGCTTTCAACAATATACTGAAAGAGTCTGCTATTGATGTTTTAGATTTAAGCAAAGAACAAATATATAACTATGTCGATAGTTTTATTCAACCTTATTTGATTGAAAATGTAGTGTTGTTTGATGGCTCTAATAGTGATGATGTTAGTTGATGATTGTAAACCAAAAAAACAAATAGTAGGAACTATTGAATAATATGGCATTAAAAGACGATATTAACAAAAAGGATAGGATTATAGATAAGGCTGAAAAAAGGCTTTTAGACGGCATTAAATCAAGCGAGAAAGCTATTTTTAACAAAATACTTGATATATTAAGAAAGTTATCACAGAAAGAAGGAAGGTTACAAAAGGAAACGATAAATAATAAATTTTTAAACAGCATTACAAAAAAGGTTCTTGGTGTGATTAGGAAATCAACTTTACAAAAAAAGATTGATGAATTTTTACCTAACTTTGAAAAGATTGATAAACTAAATAACGAAATATACAAGGGTATAACTGGTGCTGAGTTCACGAAAAAGATAAGGAATGAAATAAGTGTTTATAGACGAATTTCAATAGAAAATATTATTGATAACTTATTGGGCGAACAAGCATTAAAAGCGAACTATATAACACCGATTAGAGATATATTATTCAAGGGTGTTGCTTTGAAATCAAAGGTTAAGGATATTGAAAAAGAATTAAGCGTATTTGTAAAAGGAACGGAAAAAAGGGATGGTAGATTTTTACGCTATGTGAAACAAGTTGCAATGGATTCTATTAACCAGCATGATGGAGCGACAAACGACATAGTAAGGGACGCGTACCAATTAGACGGATTCATATATGCTGGAAGCCTTATTTCTACTTCACGTGGAAACTGTGAACACTTAACGGGGAAAACGTCTTTATTTGAGGATTTAGAGGTTAAAAAGGGAATGTACAGGGTGGAAGACATACCGAAAATAATTAGAAGGTTAGACAAGGGAAAAAATAGCGGTTGGAATAAAAACACAACACCAGAAACATTTGCACAATATAGGGGGGGGTATTCCTGTAGACATCAAATTATATATATTCCTTTACCCAAAGAAGATTAAATAATTAAGTAAAAATATAATATGGAAATTTTTGACAGTTTAACAAGAAAAATCAGAGTTGTGTATCCAGCAAAAGCAAAGGCATGGATACAACACAATGGAATTAAAGTAGACCAAGAGGGCAATATAATTGGAGGACGTTATATTGAGGTTGAAAAATTAAGTAAAGAGTCATTGATAGCTGACGGGCTAGGTATTATCCAAGTTGAGGACGAAACAACGGGAAAAACTTATGAAAGAGATTTAACAGAAAAAAAAGTTGTTGAAAAAAAAGAAGTTAAAAAGGTAACTAGAAAACCAAGGGCAAAAAAGAGTAAGTAATTTTTTTATATAATCAAGTAAATTAATAAAATGAACGAGGAAAAGTTAAAACAGATGTTGGCTGGTTTAGGTGCTGACGATAACGCAATTATCAATGCTATTGCAATCTTAAAAGATGGTGACGTTAACGAATTACCATTTCAAAACTTAGGCGATTTTACAGAAGCGGTCAACAAGTCGAAAGAGGAGTTATTTGTTTCTAAAAATAGGGACAACATAATTAAACAGCATGAGGATGCAACGGGGAAAACTAGGTGGATGAGTTACGAAAAACCCCTAATTAATGCCGTTAAACGTGCTGGAGGTTTTGAACGTGAGGAACTAGACGGATTAACAGCAAAAGAAGCTATTGCATTGTTAGCACAGCGAAAGGATGCGCAATTGATTAAACACACCGATACGGCTAGCCAAGAATACATTACAAAGATTAATGAACTACAAACGGGTGTACAAGATTTTAAAACAGCTATTGAAAAACTGGAACTTGAAAAAGTTGAGATTGAAAAACTAGCTAATGAAAAAGCTAACGAAACTATCTACGCATTTCATGCCGAAAAAGTTTTAAACTCTCGCATCTATTCTGATTCAATAAATTTTGACATACCCGAAAAAAGGGGGTTATATGCTCAGTTGATTGCACCTCGTATATTGGACAATTATAGAGTTAATCAAGATGGCACTATATTAGCAAAAGACGGTACAAAGGCTTTGAGTTTTGACCGTAACGGGTTTTATTCTACGGTTGATGAAGCTATCAAGGATTTAGCTAAGGAAATGAATATTTTAAAGGTGTCTAATGGCGGCACACAGCCAAACGTAGCACAAACTAGTATTGTATCCACAAACGGTAAAAAAGTCGACTCAACGGGCTTAAACTTCCTTACAAAGCATTTAAGCGGAAAATAGTTGGTTAAAAATTTGGATTTCTCAAAAAAAAAGCGTATATTTGTAACAGATAAGGGGGATACCTCTTATTTGTTACTTTTTACAAGGTTTTTACGTTACCTACCAAAAAACGTCCTACAAATTGGGTTTGCGACCTATCAATACGCTAATAAATAATACTTTTATTGCAACCGCTATTATGGTGTGGTTGTTATCATTTTTTTTCATATAAAATTATATTATTATGGCAACAGGTACACCTGTAACAAGTGACATTCTATGTCAAAAAACAGAAGCGCAATTAGCGATTATGGAAACGGATTTGAACCCAGATTCCAATAGAGATTTTACTTTTAATGCTGTTAGAGCGATTCAAGACTCGCAGCGTGATACATTGACAGTAGACCCAGGAATGGCGAAACCAGGCAGTAATGCAGCACGTCATATGTATTTGAAATTTTTAACACCTGACACAACGGTAGGAGATGCAACGACAGTACCAGATTTCACGTGTACAGATGAAACGGACACACCTTTAGACTATAATACTGTGCCGATTACAATTGATGACGCAATCGGTGACACTTTCACAATTGACGCTAATTTGTACGATGCAACTTGTGAAGACCCAATGAGGGAGTTACAAGAAAAAATCAAACGGTCAGTAAGAAAAGGATTAGCACAATACCAGAAAAAATTGGTTACAAAAATGCACACCAATGTAGGTGCTTTTGCGGATGGTACAACAGCGACAAAAGATTTATTGTTGTTTACAAGTGGACAAGCTAAACCGCAACCAATGGGGTGGCATTCTTTGATTAACGAATATTCTAAACAATCACCTATTAGCGGTGAAACACCTTATGTTATCAGTGGTGCTGAGAAACTACAGGCATATCAGTACGCATCAAGCGTATTTAGTGGAAATGTTGACGGTTACGACCCGAACAAAGCTACATCAACTGGAGCAAATATTTATTTTGATAGAGCGGTTCAGCCAGTATTAGAAGGGATTGACGCGTTGTTAACAAGTGGAGTTGTGGCATTTATGCCAGGTTCGGTTACTATTGCGGAATTTTTCAAGTTTGAAAACCCAATTTATGCGGTTAACCCAAATGGACGGTCAGTTTATGCACCAGTTCAATCTAGTGGAACAATTACACGTCAAAAAGTTGATGTAGGAACGCCAACGTTAGGTATTCCGTTTGTTGTAGATATGCAAATTGAGTACAGAGAATGTGATAATAAAGTAGTTTATAAGTGGAGAAAAGATTTTGACCTTTGCCACTTACCACAAACAGCTTTTGCATCTACTTTTAATTATACTACTTTGTGGAATATTGACTGTGGAGATGTTGATTGTTCTATTTTAGGATAGTATTTAACAAGTTTTTTAATAGTTTCCTTGATTATAACGGGGGGGTGGGTGTAAATTCACCCCCCTTTTTAAAATATATATATATATGGCATATTTACCATTAGACCTTAGTAGTTTTTCCGCTGTTTTTACAAATTGCACACTTGTAATTTATGATGAAAACTTAAATCAAGACTACCTTTTCAATTTAGATACTACGACTATTACTGAATTAAGTAGCGGACGCGTACAAATACACGATAATGAAGGTAGTCACGTTAGCTTTTACCCTTCGCAAATGGTTGATTTAGGTTTGACCGTTGCGGATTTAACCAATAGAGTTGCAGAATGTCAGGGCGGTGTTGTAGGTTCTTATGATACATTGAAGCATTTTGTATATAACCCTGTAACCGACAAATTAGAAGCGGATAGGGCGATTGAAACTACGTTAAATAGTTTATTTTTAGGGGAACAGCATAAAATGAGTTCAGGTTCTGAAAACATATTTTTTACCAATCTGACAAGCGACATTAATTTTTTTCCGATGTGGGGTGGATTGAAAGACCAAGCTTTAGCAGTAAATCAAGATAGTACAGGATTTATTCCGCCTAGTGGTAGGGTTTATTCTGATATGTTTAGTTTACCGTTAGGCGGGCAACCTAATCCATTGGTAGCTGTAGGATATGAAGGTGATAATTTTTTCGGCGTTAATATTACAGGGTTAGGAATTACAACGGTAGCCGCCGAGGATGTGGATTCAAGTATTAGGCTAGAATATAGGATTGAAATAGCAGGGCGTAATGTATATAAGCAAGTGTTACCTAGAAACGCACCACGTTCGACGGCAAATGAGGAGATATATTCAGGTGATGTAATAGAATGGTACTTCGACCACCCCGTAGATGTTAGGGCAGGTACTACACTTTTTGCTGAGATTCACAAAGTGAGAATTTCAGATGATGTGGATTTAGGTGTTTTTTTAGTTCAACAAGGAGATACGGTAGACCCCAATACAGGACTTTTACGTTATCAAGCAACGGTACACAATAGATTATTTGAAGATAAAGACCTAGAGCTAATATCTCCTTATTTAAAGTATCAAGCCATGGACTTTGGCTTGGATTCAACGGGTTCGACAATCTTACTCAGGGATTTAAGCCTAGGTGTTGA